CATCTAATGGAGCACCTGGTACATTTTGAATGGCTCCTACAGCAGCACGTCCTCTTCTATCAGGGGTGCCATTTAGACCATTACATAAATATACTTTGAAGAAACCATTTGCTGGGATGCCAATACCTGATCCATCAAAGTTTGTTAATGGTCCATAATATTCATAGGCTACAAATGGAACCATTTTTAAATACTGTTGGGTAGAACCACCACCTGATGTACCTGCAATATATGCAGCAATCAAAGCATCAAGATCTGCTAACTTAACATAGTTTGTATTTACATTAAGAGTAAGAGCAGTAAGATCAGTTGAAACTGCACAAAGTTTATTTATAGTAGCCTGAACAATATCATGAGTGTCAGAAGAAGCTGTAACTCCTGTAAGACAGCCAATTGTATAATCAGCATTTAATATAGTTAGTGTATTATTAATACTAACAACACGAGTGTTAATATCACAAATAGCTCTTACAATTCCTGAAATTATTGTAGGAAGTGTAAAAGTACTACCTGCAGGTAAAAATGTCTGCATGTAGTTACATAAAAAAGTAGGGTTTATACTAATGTTTATACCAGATCCATTCAAGAAAGAAATGACTTTTTCTATCAAAGCAATCTCTACTTGGTATAAAGAATCACCAGCATCAATGCCCACTGAGGCATACGTAACTCCTGTATATCTGACACACTTATCAGATACTATATCAACACAACCATTGTAGCAACTTTCGCAAGACATATTATAATTTATTTATTAATTAGAATTTTAACCCTGCTTATAACTTGAGAGGTAGTGGGAAGACCACACACCATAGCATAATCTGGATTACAAGATCTATATTCTAATATACGTTTGTAATTTAGTAAATCTCCTATTACATCCCCAGGGATGTAAGTATTGGTAGAAAAGGAGATATTGTTATATTCAATATTTGCCCAATATGTCAACCTTGCATCAATTTGTGTAAGAGTTGCTGGGATACTACCATTTATTACACAATCTGTCAATCTTGGTGTAAGCATCTTTTAATCTTTTTAGAGCATTTTTTGCTTTGTTGTGACAAGCTGAACATAGGCCATTAATCAACTGACAGCCACATCCAACTTTCATGCCACATCCTCTACAGTTTGCCATATTAGTAGAAATTAATTATATAGTTGTTTCCTGTACAACCACATTGGTTAGCAATAAAATAGTCAAGTTGTCTATTAGCTTGATTGTACAATCTGTTAGCTGTATCAATTGCACAGTTATTAGCTGCTGCTATAGATCCTTGAATCATATAATATACACTATTTAATACCACCTTAGCTTGGGTTCTGATAGCTGAATCACATTCCATCATATCAAGTTTCATAAAAGCACTATCAAACTTTTCCTGAATAGCATTTGTACGCATTATGTTTTTTTCTACATAATTAGTATTTGCTGGAGCCACTGAATATTTTAAAAAATATACACCATCAGGTAATGGAGAAATAGCAGGAAAAGCAGTTAAACCCAATATAATTGAGTTATAAGTATTTATTTGTTGAACATTGAAAGGAATAGCTACAGGAACAGTATAACCAGGCACAGTTATTTGCATAGTTGGAGAACTAACACTTGGTGGATTTGTATTATACACAGACGTATCAGCTATTGCTAATGTGCTAGTATCATAAGTGTTAATTACTAAAAAATCTAATGTCATGATTTATATAATAAAAATGCCAGAGGATTTGAGATATCCTCTCACCCTCTGGCATAGGTTAATATGATCTTACCTTAGTTCTTAAGGGATCAAAGTAGTTGTTGTTGAAGTACTAGGCCATACAGTAGTTGTAGTACTAGTTGTAGTGATACAAGATGTATCTCCAGCAACAGTTCCTAAAGCAGCTTCTAATATAGCTTCGATAGCAGTTGTTTGATTGCTAGGAACAGCAATAATCACTGTGCTATCTTCATAGATATAGTCACCCCATTGGTACTCAGATTTATTATACTCATTGAATTTGATATAGTACAAATCATAGATTTGACCATCAGTTACCCAAGACTCAAAGTTCTCGTTGTAACCACCCATTCTGTATAAATGCTTTAAGTAACCAGCTTGGTAGCTATAGAAGTTCTTCTCTAATTGTTGAACTTCAGCAGAAGTACCAACAGGATAGTTAGAACGTTGTCTAATCACTGGAGTAGCAACTCTGTTACAAGGATCATCAACAATGAAATCAGCAGTTGTAGCTGGACCAGAGAAGATGAAAGTTCTGAAGTAGAATCTGTCATACTCCCAAGGGAATGCAGCAACGTCACAAGGCTGGCCATATTTAGTCAATGGTTTACCAGTGATACGTAAGAACGCATTTGCATTGTTACCAAGTCTTTGGAATTGGTAAAATTGATTTAAAGTGATGTTATCAGGATTGTTACCTGGAGCATCTAACTCTAAATGATAGATAAGATCATCAATCAATGCAGGCACATCTACATCTGTACAAGGATCGTCACCACATCCAAGACATGGAGCATTAACTGTTACAGAACGAGTGAAACCATTGAAGTACAATGTTTCTAAGTAGCTAGAGAAACCACGTAAAGTTAATGTTACAATCTCACCAGGTTTAACTGTGAAACCAGTTACATCAGTAACTTGATTTACAGCAGTTGCACAACCATTAGACTTGTACCATTCAGTTACGTTTGACTTACAAGCAGCACCAGTTACACATCCAGCAATTTTGTCTGAACGCTTAGAGCCTTGTAAATACGTGTTTGTTCTACCTTGAGCAACATAGAAATAAGGGGCATCAGCGATGTTACTAGATGTAGCAACACTATAGTCATTTAGGAAAATACCTACTTGACCAGCTGTTAAATTCTGTGTAGATCCAGAGCTAGGTAATGTGTTTCCTACTGGTACTACAAAGAGGGTGGTTAATGAAAAATCAGCCATTTTGCTTTATATTTAATTGTGAAAAATTATTCGTTTGTTTGTATTCTATAGATTGAGCTTTGAACAGCACTTTGGTTTTCTGTATACATTGCCAAGTTTTGTACTGTAAGATCCAACAACTCATCTTCTAAGTAAGTCTCAAGTTCACAGTTTTGATCAAAAGAAGGCAAGCCATCTAACATGATATATCCTGTCTTGTTAATGTACACTGGATATCTCATATATGATATGTAAATATCTTTTGGTGTAAATGTACCATCTGTAAATATAGATATCTCGTCAGAGGATAGAAAGTTAAATGTTTCTTGATATTCGAAAGAAGGCTTGTAGTTGTCATTAGTTAGTATAAACTGAATGTCACCATGTTTAGCCAAATCTCTATTTATCCATATCTTTCTATTTGTACATCTTCCTTTGTCTGCTAATATATAACTATCAAGATAGAACATATATTTTGGAGTCAAAACATTAAGACTTGCAAAATACTGATTCAACTGTGCATTCTTTAATGCTAAAGGCAAAGGTTGATTGTTATAGGTGATAACTAAACTTTGAAGGTCTTCATAGCGTTTTTTAAATGCATCCAACCCATAACCAGAGTTTGTACTAGTACCATCAACCTTTTGCTTTATTAGCTTTATCTGAGCTTCGTTAAGTGCTAGAATCTTATCTTCTAGGTTAATTTGTTGATGCTCATTTGTTGATAGTTTATTTAGTTTCTGGTCAATCTTATATAATAAACTATCTACTGGGATCATAATGAGGCTATTTTTTTTCCTTTTAATTTGCCTTCCAAAGTCAATAACTGATCTTGGTTGTCTTCATCTGCAAGGAATTTAACTAAATCATCTTCATCAACTGCTATTTCAAATTCACCTTCAAAAACTCTACCATTAGGTCTCACTCTATAAATTGAATGAGCAACAGCTTGTTTTACTAGGTCTTTGATATGGAGCAAGTTTTCTTTCATATCTGCAAATCTGTTGAACACTTCTATAGGGTTCAAACCTTGATATTTGCCATTCTTGAATTCTGTTTGTTTTAGGAGGTTATCCACCTGATTGTAAACTGCTTCTTCTTTAGAATCATCAGATACTGGAAGACCAAGTAGACGAGCCACTTTCTTCTTCTTCTCAGGAGTCATAGAATCAAACTTAACAATAGCTTTATTAATAAGTTGTTTCTTTTTAAACATCACCTTGTTTTCAATCTCATCATCTGCAACATAATATTGAATGTCTGCAGGGAATTCACCACGCTCCCAAGCTTGATAGCTAGAAGCAATTGTTGGATGAACTCTCAACCATGAGAATGCTAGCTCTTGCAATGGCATTGACAAATCATAATAATTGTCGCCATCCATAAGCTTAACAGGTTGTACGTGTAAGGAATCATCAACAGAAGTTGATAAGCCATAGTTCCAGAACTGAGAACGAGGACCTAAGTCAACACCACCTAATGCTGCTTCTAGCTTGTCTCTTAATTCTGTTACTCTTTCAATCTCCATCTCTCTTTCAAGAGGATCAGAGATTCTTCTGATGTAAGCAGCCTTTGGATCTAAGCCTGTTCTGTACTGACCATCCAATTCTTTATAAGGATATTTAAAAACTCCTGTACCAGGAATTCTTGTGTAGCCTCTTGATGCAAGTCCACCTTGCATTGTTTGTAACTGAGAATTGTTGTAGTCTTTTTTAATAGTAGATATTTTTCCTATCTTGCCCATATGTAGTTGTTTTTATTTGGTTTATTTGCAGATGGTTCCCATCGAAGGGAACACTGTACAGAATTTACTTGTACATGTCCATCTGTGTTAGAAGACTCCCCCACTGGGATGTGGGGGGAACGTCTTCTGATTTTTTTATGCGAAACACCAGAGGTGTCAGTCTAAGAATACTATCCTTAGAGGGGCATTATTAGAATTGAGGAATTTCTTCAATCAATACTGTTCTAGATAAATCTTCAATGAATACATCACAACGATCCTTCATCCAAATCTCATATCCAGGGAACTTGTTCGCAGAACTCATACCTTGAGACTTAGCAAAGCCTAAGTGGTGACGAGTACCATCGATATAACCCCAAGTCATAGAAGGTGCACCCTTCATACGTACTTCACGAATATTATTGATCATAGAACCATCAGACATTGGAGATACATCAAACACCATAAATACTGGAGTTGACTTCTTGTTCTGTCCAAATTCTAAATTTGTTTGAGGAAGGTCTAACTCTTTCAAGTGGATTAATTCAACACGACCAGTCTCACGAGTTACCATTGCATCGAATGCAAAGTTGTAAGTGATGTGTTGTCCTTCTCCTTGCATGTATCTGTTACCAGAATCAGCCATGAAAGTTAAGCCAGAATTCAAAGCATCTGTCTTTAAAGCTTGTTGGAATACGTCAAAGCCAGCTTCATTAGTGTACATTTTAACACGTCTGTCTTTAACATCCACACGTCTGTAGAATAAGTCACCAAATACAGAACGAATTAAGTTCGCAGTGAACTCACCTCTGTTGTACTGTACTAAGTTACCATTGTTACGCATTCTGTGATATACACCAGCAGAAGTACGCTTTAATTCTTGCTTAGAACCATTAGTCTTCACAGTTCCAGGACGAGCCCAGATCATACGCTTAACTTTTAATTCTAACATAGACTTACGCATCCAGAACTCAATAAATGGTTCCCACTTAACATCATTACGAGTTAAAGGTAATTGGTTACGTCTTTGAGGAGCGTATACTAAGATATCCAATGGATTACCTTTTGTATCTCTCATCATCTTATCATCAGCCCACTCAGTGATTTTGTGCTCATAACCATATGCAGAACCTAAAGATTCAAACATTGTGATTTGCTCACCTAAACGAGGAAGACCTAATAAGTCTTGATCGAATTCACCAATTGCAGCATCAACTAATTCTAGTTCGATACCCACTTGTAAGAATGTAGCACTTACGAAATCTACTGTAGGATTGTCACTCACCAAAGTGAAAGTGTATAAGAAACCTACGTTCCAAGGAACAGGATCTTTTACTACGTAGAAACGAGGACCATACTGACGAGTACCTACAGAAATAATTGCATTCTTAGAGAACTCATTAGTATCAATAATCAATTGGAATTCTTGACCATCAATACCAGGTTTGTTTAATTCTAATGTGCTTGTAGGAACATCAATGATTTTTGGGAATTTGTAAGGAACTTGTACTTGCCATTTCCAAGCATCACTGTTGTTATCAATATAGTAAGGAGTAGACTTGTTGATCATGTCTAAGAAGTCATTACTATAAAGAGAACTCTGAGTGTACAAACTGATAATCTTCTTATCATAGTCTGCAGGCTCTGTAGAGTGAAAGCTCTCTAAATGGTTTGCATCAGTTAACTTACCTACTGCACGCTTATCCATAGAAGCGACACGAGCATAAGTAAATCCAGTTAAACCTGGAATTGTTTGAATTGCCATTGTTATACTTTTTTAATTTTTGTTATATAAATTTGTTATTGAAACCAAGAAGAAGTAGGTCTAGCTGACTGTTTAGATTTCACTGAACTCTTCTGGGCTTGTCTGGCAACCTCACCAAATAATTCATTAGACTTTTTGGTGATACCTGTCTTTTGAATAGTAGATAGTGTAGGATCTTTCTCAATGATTTTCATCAATAGAGCAAGTTTGACCTTCTTCTCATGATTCTCAGGACGTTTCAGCTCCAGTATAGTACGATCAAAGTCTGTGAGAGTTTCTCCAGATGCTGTCTTGTACTTGTCTGTTACTAGGAAATCTTGTAGTTCACCAGCTAATTTAGGGTTAATTGGTATGCCATCAAATTCTTTAGCTTTAATCTTCTCTTGTAAAACATTGTTTACATTCTGTAAGTATTGTTGCTTGATGGCTTGTTGCTGTTGTAATTGAGCTTGTTTATCTTGCTCTAATTGTTGAAGCTTTGACGCTTCCTTTTTTATCAAGACTTTGTGGTGTTTAGCAGCAACAGTTTCTAAGTCACCATAATTTTTAAGTCTTTCAATCTCTGTTGTAACATCTTCAGGCTCAAATCCTTGATCTGTCAATGCTTGTTTAATAACAGCAACTTGATTACTCTCATCGCTTAAATCCATATCAGAGAAAGATTGGATTTGATTATATGCACTAAAGTAGTCTTTTGGACTAACTCCTTTTACAAATATGGCATCAAATGCTTCTTGATAATCTTCTCCAAACTGACCAATGAAGTTGTTTACTATTTCAATAGCTCCCTTTTTCTTCTCTGCTTGGAACTTTTCCAAGAAAGCTTCAGGGCTATCAATAACTGTTTCTTCTTCATCTTCGTCTTGTGAAAAGACACCTAGTTTTAAAAGATCTTTTGATAAAGCTTCGAATTGGTTAGGAACTGCTTCTTCACCATCTTCACCATCTTCATTACTATCTTCTTGATTATCAGCACCTTTTGCAACTGGTTTTTTATCTGTTGCAGGAGCGTCATCATCTTCTTCAGCATCTTCATCATCTTCATCTCCATATAAGA